ATTCCAGCGAGGTCTTTCTCTTTTAAAAACTGTTTATATATAGAACTACGCGGGATTGTATAATCTATAATTTCATTTTTAAATGGAATATAGACTCCATTTGTAAAAGCTGTTCCACCATAAATGATATTATTCGCGCGAAGAAAATGTTCAGGAAGCGTTGGCGGGGCCTCCGCTTCACTGAACACGTATATCTTATCATACGCAGTTAATTCTGTTTCATCCAAATGAAGTAAACGACAGAATTTATTTTCTTCTTTTTTATAATACGTCGCTAGTTTCATAATTTCAACATTTGGTGGAGCGAGCTGCGCAGAAGCGCTTGTGTATAAGTCGTAATCAACTAGACCTATCATTATACCACCTCCACACGCTCCGTCTGGAACTCTAATGTTCCATCATCATTTATTTGTGTTATCTTCGAGATAACTGGATAATATGAATCCTTACGTTTTTTCGGAATGAAATCTTGCCCGCGCTTAATACCCTGTATCATTAATAATGTTCCGCGCTTAAACCATGATGCTTCAACAACATGTTTATGCCCATCCGCGCCGACTTGTGATAATTGCTTATCATATAACGCATATTGATTCTTATATACTTTCACAATTACAACTCCACTTGGAGTTAATAATGTAACTGTGTTTTTTATCTTACTCTTATCAATAACTGTGCCAATAATCTTATGAAGCTTTAATACTCTTACCTCTTGGCCCTCTTTATTGATGAATGAATAATCAACTTCTGGTTCTTCTGGAAGCTTAAAAAAGTCATCATAATTACTTGCGGCTTTCGCTAATTCATGTTCATGAGAGTAGAAACTTACAGATTCCATTTCCCATTTAGAGATGCTACCTGCCGCATACTTATCTGCGACTTCCTTATATAATTTATTATTCAAAACTTTTAACATTTCATCTTTATGATTCTTAACATAAACTCTCATTGGTTCCATGCCCTTTTTATATACATTATCCCATGTCTTTTGAAGAACCTGAACCCCATTATCAATTATGTCAGCATCAAAATTTGTTGATATAAAGTTAATTGCCACATCATTTAACTTATAATAATTGCCATCCTTACAAGTCTTTAAATACTTATTAAATGAAAATAACTTCCCATAAAATGACATTTCATCTGGAATTAATTCATAATTTAATAACATCTGCATATTGCGCAAATTCAAATCATTTTTATATTCAACAATTGAATCTATATATTCTTTCATGATTTGTTCGCGCGGTTTACCTTCAATTACATCAAATGCGCCGCATTTAATAAGATTAACCATTTGAACTTTATTAATCTTTACCTTACTCATAAAATCTTTTATAGATGAATAAGGACGATTTGATATAATACTACTGATTAAATCCGCAGATAATCTTGTTATTCCACGCAAACCATATAGAATCTGATTATCTTTAACTATTGGAGTAAATGTATAGGACGAAGTATTGATATTCGGCGGCGAAACCTTAATGCCAAAACCTCCGAACTTACCAATAGCAGATGCGACCTTACCATAGTCAACATTCTTACTTTTCTTTTTCTTTTTATCCACGCCTTCTTCATTCACTATATCATTTTCTTCTTCCCATTCTTCTTGCTCTTCATCTTCTTCATCGTCATCTTCATCGGCTTCATCTTCAACTACAAGCATGCCTTCATCATCTTCACTATAATCAACTGATTGAATTCCACCGCTATCAACAATTAAGTTTGCGCAATTCCAGAAGATAACTGGCTCTTTATACGCTAAATTCATTTCTTGAAGAGCAATAATTGAATACGCATACGTGTGACTCGCATTAAAACCATAACCACGGCTTAACGCAATCTCAACATTCCATACATATTCACAAAACTTCTTACTTAACCCTAAGACTTCTACTCGCTCAAAAAACTCTTTAGTTAATCCTTCATATTCTTTAGGATTTTTCTTCGCAATAGATTTTCTTAATCTATCTGCCCATTGTAAGTCCCAACCGCCGCACTCCGGCAATTGAACTAATTTCATAAATTGTTCTTGCGTGATAGACAATCCATTTGAAATATCTAATTCTTTATGAAGAATTTCCATTTCTTTTTTTGTCAATCCGCATCTCCGCATTTCATCATCCCAATCTTTTGGATGATTTCTAAATCTTGTATATTTATCGAGTGGACTTTCGGCTCCTTTTTCTGTAGCCATCAGACGGATAACAGAGTTTAATGCGGCAAGTTCGTCAACTGTACGAGGACGTGTCAAACTAATACCGCGGATACCGCTTTGCTGTTCCATCTGGAACAAACTTACAATTTCATGATTTTGAACCATATCCCACATCTTCGGGTCATCGCGTTCAAGAGCATACACATTCAATGCTTTCTCATATGTTTCTCTCAAAGTGGGATATCTTTTAATATATCCATTATCTGCTAACAAATCTAAACATACATGAATTTTATCCGCTGCTTCAACACTTAGCAAGTCCATCTTAATTTCAGAAACATCTTCCAAATCATGTAATTCAAATTGCGTGATGATTGTACCATCGGGCGCCTTCATTAAAGCACTTGATTCTGTAAAATCCTTATCTTTAAATACTACGCCGCCCGCATGAATACCAACACCACAAATCAGACCTTCAATCTTACTTGCTACTTCCCATAACCTCGGATACTTATTAATTTCATTTATAAATGTTTGATTCGGCAAGATACTATCTTTTTCATCACCATAATACATTTGACTTAATGTATATGACATACCACGTTCATCTGTGATTAATGATGAAAGATATGTGGCGTCGTCATTATTTATTCCTAATCCTCTCGCAGCTGTTAATATCGCAGACCGTGCCTTTTCTGTCTTGAAAGTCGCAACATTTGATACGCGATTATCTCCATATACCTTACGGAGATGCTCTAATACTTGTCCGCGCCGACTGCCCTCAATATCAACGTCAATATCCAGAACAGATACACGCGCAGGATTAAGGAAGCGCCATGGATACATCTGTGTCTTTTCACGTAGACAGTTAATCTGAATAATATCCAACGCATATAATAAAACAAATCCGCCACCCGAACCACGTGCTGGCATAACTAATGAACCCGCATTCCAACATTCATCAATAATTTTCTGAAGATTGAGGAAGTACGCGCTCCATTGCGCTTTATTTACTTCTGAAGATTCCCATGTCATTTCAAGGCATTCATTTAATGCTTTATATGCTTCTTCATTTTGAAGATCTGGATGCTTCATTATACCTTCGACAACCGCGTCTACTAATATATTATCCGCACGATGAGGAGAGCCAATGAAGTCTTCTAATTTTGGAATCTTTTCTATATAATATTCCAAGTCATCATTACTATGATTTGTGAATTCGCGCCAAGGCAGACTCGGAATTTCCAACGGTTTCAAAATACTAAAATCTTCACATCTATCTTTAATTTCACGGATTGCCGCGTAAGCTGCTTCAATTTGTTCATCTGTCATATATGACATAAACTTTCTAACTTCTTCATCTTTCATAAGATAAGTTGTAGCATAGAAACTTCTTACTTCGCGGTCACCATCTTGTGCGTTTAAGAATGCCTCATGAATTGTCGCATCTTCCGGACGAAGATAATGAGCATCATTTGTGATAATATACTTAATTCCTAATTCTTCACTAATCTTTAGCAGATGTTTATTAACAAAAATTTGTTCTTTTGAATCAGACGGTTGTAACTCTAAATAAAAGTTACCTTTTCCAAATATATCTTCAATATATTGACACCAACGTTTTGCTGTATCATATAAATCGTCATCACCTGTGTCCATATACTGTAACAAAAACTTATCTAACTGTGAACCTAAACAAGCACTCGACGCAATTAAATGTCCGGGATTTATTTTAATTATTTCTTTTAAATCTTGATAATAAGTTGGACGCCTGCGCTGACGCCGACTCATGTATGAACGCCGCCATGCTCTTGTAGATAATTCACATAACTGATGATAACCTTCTAAATCTTTACAAAGAAGAATAAAGTGAAAATATCTATCTCTATTCTTATCATAGTTTTTCGCGGTTAAGCCATTTCTCGTAAGATAAATTTCATTTCCACGAATCAATTTAAATTCTGGATTCTTGTCTTTTATTTTTTTATAGTACTTTTCTGCCTTAATATAACTCGATATAGTTTCGTGGTCTGTAATCGCCACGCATTCATGCCCAAGTTCGATAGCTAAATCAATTAATCCTTGCACCGTATTAATACAATCGCGCAAAGTTTCATTACTATATTCTGTATGGTTCCTAATTATGAAGACTTCCAGGATACTTAGTCATCTTCATACAGGCACCACCTCCTTCCGTGCTTCATTTCGCACATTTGCTTTATAATTATGTAGATGCTTCCACGTTTTACATCTATTTATATCATATAATATATTTAAACTAATGTCAAGTTCTCGTGATAATCTTGCCAATGAACGAGTATCATATTTTAATAAATCTATGATTTCTAATGCTTTCTGTTCCGTAATTTTAGTACAAGTATTGTTTTCTCCAGCATGAGTAGAATGTTTATATTCTTTTTTATTTAAACATTCTTGTCTTATATTATTTTCATAAGAATGTAAATGACACCAAGTTTTACATCTATTAATTAAATCAATTGTATTTCTACATACTTGGTATTTATCAGCAATCTCTTGATTGTTTAATTTACATTCTTCTAATAATTTAATAATTTCTTTAACTTGCATTTCTGATAATTTAGCTTGAATATTATTTTCGCCACGATAACAGTCTCCGCCACGAATTATATTATAACCATTATTAATACTGTCATAATAATCTATCCAATATATTTCTCGCTCATCTAATTTGTCTACTGAACATTCTTCAATTATAGAAAAGGTGAAATTATTAGGCTCATGTGCTAATATTTTATCAATATAACAACCAGAAGATGGTTTATTATAATGTTCCCATTTTCTTTTGATTATATTAGTACTTTGTCCAATATATTTTTTATGATTATTTATATTTTCAAACATATAAATACCTATCATATTATTCACCTCTTTCTACTATATCTATTATATCATAAAATTCAATATTTGTCAATTAAAAATCATATTTATGCTCATCTTTAAACTCATCAAATTCATAATCATCAATAAAAACTTGAACAGTAGTTTTTCCATTAAAAGTATTTAGATTGCCACGTCCGTATACTGTTAGTCGTTTGGTTCTATTGTCAAATACTCCTTGTACAAAATCAGCGTCTTTAAATTTTACATAATCAACGTCATTAAATGAAATTTTCATACTGTCTTTATTCGCGCCCATAGCCATAACATTCATTAACGGAATATTTTTTATAACAAATCTAATCTCATCCACATGATTACCAAAGCATTCGGGTTTAGAAGAGAGATTACCGATAAGCATATCAATATTATTAGTAGCGTCTAAAATATAGTCTACTGTATAACAATTTTCAAAGTCTTCGGCGCGTAAATGGGTATTCGCATATTCAATTAAAGAATCAATTTTATTATTACTAATGCTCCACCCAGCAGCATTGTCATGACCCGCAGTATAATTTAGTAGACCGCTATCCTCAAGAAATTTCTTAAAACTAGGTAAACCCGCAAAATTCCCATTACTGCGAATACTACCAGAAATTTCATCTTTTATACTGCGACGCCCAATCATACAGGGCTTATGATACTTATTTACCATAGCCATAGCAATAAGGCCTGTAAGTTCTTGCTGAATATCATCTTGTTCATCAATTTCTACAACAAGAATATTATTATCGTTAAGACCATCTTTCTGAATCTTAAAATCAATTGTATCAATTGCCTTATCTTTTAGTTTATCCTGGCGAGCTTTCGCATTCTTACCTACTCGCGCAGTCTGTTCCGCAGCGTATTCAATATCTCCAATTTTCGCACCACGTTTGGTACTCTTAACTTCTTTGTGCGGTTCAATGAAACAATAGAACATTGTACGCTTTTCATCTAAAGTACCTACACGAGTAATTGCGTTAATTAAAGGCGCGATGTAGAAAGCAATATCAATAGGAGTTAAGCCTATATATGGATAAATAGCTTTATCTTTTAATGAGAATGATTGTGCTTCTATTAGAGTCTTAAATCCTTCATTTTTGATATTAGCTAATCCTTTAATCATAATATAATTGGTTTCAGTCGTGCGGCGGTCCATAACGTCAGCTATTTCGCCAAGCGCAGCTAGGTCTAAATAATTAGGGGCCTGTTTAATACCTAAGATATCATCTAATACTTCGCAAAACTTATATACTACTCCAGCCCCGCACAATGTTTTATTAGTATAATCAGGAGAAAGCTGATTAT